ACGGCCTTCGATCCTGCATCGCACATGGAAATCGCGATGGCGATCGCCTGGTCGCGCGGGTAGCCCTCGTCGAGAAGCTTCGGAATCTTCTCGGAGACGCAGTCGGCGGGGCTCGCCTTCTCTTCGACCGCGCCGAGCGTGTGCATCGCATTCTGCAACGACTTCACGCCGACATCTGCGACGGGCTCGTCCACGGGTGTCGTTGCCTCCCCGCCACCGTCCGGCCCGGCGGGGCCGGCGGGCGCGGACGGCGGCTCAGGGGAGAAGGACGGGACAGCCGGCGGCGGCGGGACGGGACCGCCGAGCGGCTGGTTGTTGAACAGCAGGGCATCCGCGTTCGGGTCATCGCTTACGGCGAGCCCTTGCAGCTCGCGCGCCTCGTTGACCGTCATCATGCCAGCGGAGACGGCGGCGCGGACGCGCTCAAACTCAAAGCGCTCATCCTCGAGAACGGGATTGTCGTACGCCAGGAACGCGTCGTCCTCAATGCCGAAGAGCGGCAAAAGCGACTGATTCAGCGTCTCCTCGTCCATTCGCAGGAGCGGCAGGATCGTGTTCGACCGCCACGACGCAAAGCCGACCTGCGCGGACGCGAGGTTCGGGTCATTGGCCTTGAGCATCGAGACAGGCACGCCGAATACCGCGGCGATCTCCTCGATGATCTCCGTGCGGCCTGCCAGTTCCTTCGGCGGGAAGCCCATCGGCTTGAGGTCGACATCGGACGACATCGTGAGGAAGCGGCCCGTGCGCTTTTTGCCTCGCAGCTTCTCGTCAATCTGGACCTCGAGCCGCTCGATCTCGTTCGGATCGGCAACGCCCTTGAACGTCAGCAGGTAGTCGGGCCGCGCCTTGTTGGAGAAGAACGAAAGGTCCATCTCATGCACGGCCTCGTTCTGCATCGCCGCGCCCCATGCGGCTTCTGCCTTGCCGAGCCCGTAGTACAGGTCGCCAGGGTTCGGCCGCCTGAAGTGAATCACCTCGTCGGCGGGGAAGAAGCGCCGCTGATCGCGGGTCGCGCCATAGAGATAGCCGTCGACGAACTCGACCTTTCCCGGCACGATCTCGACCCATTGCGACGGCATGATCCACAGCGACGACGGGCGACCGAGCTGGCGGTCGATGACGGGATGAATGTACGCGTTGCCCGTCAGCTCCGTATATAGGATGCGGAGGATCGTGGCATCGAAGCCGTTCTGGTACTGATTGAACTTGCTCAGTACCTCAAGCACGGGGTGCATCTCGGTGACGACCTCGTAGTCGTCGCCGTACTCCGCGGCCTTGGTCATTACGGTGCGCGACGGCTGCGCGGAGAGGTCGCCGGCGAGATACGCCTTCGCCCTCATGCCTGGAGCGCGCGTGCGCCACAGCGACTTGCGTCCGCCCTTCCTGACGTAAAGGCGGATCGGCTGCGATGCGACCGCGACCGCGTTGAGGTTCGCGGCTGCGTAGATCCAGGATCGGTAGGAAGCAACGGCGGCGTGGTAGCTGAACGGCTGGCGCTTGCCTTCGTCGCCGTGGACAATCTGCATCGAGGTCTGCAGGAACTTGTCCTCGTTGAACGCGCGCTTGATTCGGTCGAGTAGTCGTCTCATATGACCTTCACGATGAGGGGCCGCCGCTGCCGTCGAGCATGGAGCGCGAGGGCAAGCGCGCACACTCCGTCGTCGTGGCCGACCGTTGCCTCGTATTGCACCGCGCCCCGGCTTGAGTATCGGAAGCCAAAGGCCTCCAGTTCAGCGCGGAGCCAGCCTTCGGGAAATCGTACCTCAGCCGTCTGGATGGCGATCTGCAGGCCTTCCATGAGCTGCTGTTTCGTCGCGCTAGAGAACTTGAAGCCCTCAGCGCGACGGCAGACCTTGCGTAGATCCTCGACGATCGGATCGCCTACGCCAGTCGAGTCGATCTGCGCCGGCAGCTGCCCGAGCATCCGCGCTAGTTTCTCGCGCGTGACGGTCCAAGGCGCTTGCCATCGCTCGAGCTTACAGACGCGCCCAGCGCCGTCGAGCGCCACGGCGACGGTGTAGTCGCTGGACTTCGCAAGGTCCACGCCCCAGACCTCAGGCGCGTCCGACGACATCGGCGCAACGCATTGCGCGATGGCCGACAGTCCGAACGGGTTCCCGCCGTCCTCCGCGGGAATGCCCTCGTATTCCTGCGCGAAGACCTGAGCCGGCAGCATCCGCCGCGCGGCTTCGATCTCCGCTGGGTCAAGGTGCGGGTTCGCAGCCGATCCGATGCGGAACGCGCGGAACTCTCCCGACGCGTCCGACTCTGCCTGGGAGAACAGCCGATGGAAATCGCCGCTGCCCTTCGGCGTGCCGAGGAACAGCGCGCGCCCTTTGCGGTCGGTCAGGGTCGCGCGTATCGACTGCTGCCAGCAGTCGAGGAGATGCCCGACCATTCCCGCCTCGTCAATGACGACCAGGTCGTAGTCGCGCGATCGGCCCGCGTCGACATCCTCGAGCGTCCAGAAGTCGACCACGCCGCGCGTACGCAGCTCCATCCGATGCTCTATGCGGTCGTGCCTGGCGATGACTGGCCCTAGCGCGCGCTCGAACTCACGGACTGGTTCCGCAAGGTACTTGTACGACGGGGCAAACCATCCGACCTTTTTGCCGTGGATCGCGTCATAGGTGGAGATCACGCGGCCGAACGTGGTCTTTCCCCAGCGCCGGCCGATCTCGAGAACCGAGAAGCGCGCGAGCTTCCCGTATACCTCGCGCTGCGACTCATGCAGCACGCTCTCGATGGCGGGTAGCCTGATCCTCACGCATTGGTTCCGCTCTTGGCGATGGGCTCGATGACAACCGTTTCCTCGCGGATGTCCTGCTCGATGCGCTCGCGCTGGCCGAGCAGTTGCTTGCCGAGCCAGATGAGCATGGCGACGTTGCCTTCCTTCGCCTTCTCGTACTGCCAGCGGCGGATGGACGCGCGGACCTTGTGTCCTCCGATGGTCATCGCCTCGCGTGTGTCGGCGCGCGCGCGCAGGGTGCGCGAAGTGCAGCCGACGACGGCGGCGATCTCGTCTTGGGTAAGACCCATCGACGCGAGCGCCTCGACTTGCCGCAGGTCGACAGGCTTGACGGTTCCCTTCGGTCTAGCCACGGGTGGCCTTCTTTCCCGTCAGAGTCTCCCATCGCTTGACGATCACATCGCAGTAGCTCGGATCGAGTTCCATTGCAAAGCACTTTTTTCGCAACTGCTCCGCAGCGATCAAAGTCGTTCCGCTTCCTGCAAACGGGTCTGCGATTGTAGTCCCAATGGTATTTCCGATTATTGCCGCGATGAGCTCAACCGGTTTCTGAGTTGTGTGCAGTTCGTTTCCGCTGCGATCAAAACGAAGAACATCGCCGGAGTTACCCACTGATGGCTCTTTTCGCTTGGTTCCGAAATAGCACATCTCGTAAGCGTGTCGCCAAGGCCCACCCATTCCTGGATGACCCTTGTCCCATACGAGCAAAGCACGGTATTGAAATCCAAGCGGTTCGACGGACTTCCTAATCGCAAAGATTTGCCGCCAGTCGCAGAACACATAGCAGGCTCCGTCGCATGGAAGACGACCGATGCTTGCTTCGATCAGATTTGCAAGCCCTTCGGTCGTCAGATTGTCGCGCGAAATCCGCCTTCCGACGACGGCATCGGTTGAGGTCACCGTCCTCTTTGACTCTTGAAATCCTCCAGAACAGTATGGTGGATCGGTCAGGATGAAATCGACGATGGAATCCTGATATAGCCTCGCAATATGTCCACGATCCATCGAATCGCCACATAGCAACCGATGCTCTCCGAGGAGCCAAAGGTCGCCGGGCTTCGTGATCGGATCGGCGGGCGGCTCGGGAACTTCGTCCTCGGTGACCTCGGCCGGCGCGAGCATCGCGTCGATGTCCGCATCGTTGAAGCCCGTCGCCTTCGCGAGCTCCTCATCCTCGATCTGAAGCGCGGCAAGAGTCTGCGCCAGCGCGTCGTCATCCCACTCCGCAAGCTCGGCGGTACGGTTGTCCGCGATCGCGTAGGCGGTCGCCTCCGCGCCCTTGAGCGCAGTTCGGACGATCGTCACCTCTGGCCATCCCAGCGCCTTCGCAGCCATGAGCGTGCCGTTGCCGGCGCGAACGATGCCGTCCGCGTCGACTACGATCGGCTTCTGCTGGCCGAAGCGCGACAGGCTCGCCTTGATCGCGTCAAGGTTCTTCTCGCCGTGCCTGCGGACGTTCGCTGGATCGAACTGCACGGAGCCGATGGGTACGCGTTCCGTCTTCATGCGTTGCCTCCAAGCACCGCGCGCGCCTTCTCGACAAGCCCGCTTTCCCGATGAACCCACCAGTCCTCGATATGCGCTTGGACGATCTCGTCTTCGATCTGCATATTCACCACGATGTCGGCCACGCGGACGTAGCCGCTCCACTCCATGAAACTACGCATCATGTCGCGGCGCAGGATCCCCCGCTCGCCGTCGCGGTACGCGTCATGCTCGACGCAGGCGATGCGGAAGCGGATGCGGTCAAGCGGCATTCGAAGCAGCACGCGCGCCGTCAGGTCCGGCGGCTCGAGGTCCAGCGACAGGAAATCGACCCATCGGAACTCGTCGGACGCAAGCCGCAGCCATTGAGCCTCGTAGTCGATGTCCGTCGCGTCGGCGCGGTAGATGTTGTCCTTGGCGCGCTGCTCGCGCAGCTGCCTGTCGTACTCGATGTCCGACAGCAGGCCGCGCCAGCCGAAGCCGCGCTCGAGGACCACGGTGTTGCTGATCCGCTCGGGATGCCCTGCACCGATGTCGAAGAACGTCCCGCCAGTCTTGCGGTCGAGCGTCTCCCACACGAAGCGGTCCTGTCCCAGCTGGGATTTCCATCGCGCGTCGGTTGTCATCGCGTTCTCCTAGCCGCCGAGGATCTCGTCGCGGCGCGCGGATGTTAGCAGTCCAACAGAGACGAGGTACGCCATGCCGGCGACCGTCATCGGGTCGTCGCTGACGACCTCCTGCGCGGCCTGCGCGAGCTGCTGGAAGTCAGCCACGTTCGGATCGGTGATCGCAGCCGCGCGGAACGCGGCGCGCTCCTCCGCGGTGAACCGCAGGAGGAACTGGTACGCGGTCCACGACTGCGGCGGCCTGTACGGCGTGCCGCTGAACCGCGGATCGGCAAGCGGGTCAAAGTCCTGGCCGATCTCGCATCGCTCGTCCGCGTCAAGGGCGACGAGATATTCCGACGCGCCTACGGGCGTGCCTTGCTCGCCCACGATGACGTTGCTGACCTTTGCCGTGGTGCTGTCGATGATCGCCATTCGCATGATTAGCCCCATGCCCAGATGCAGACGTAGCCGTCGCCGCCCTTGCCGCCAGATCCCGCGACGAAACCGTTCTTGGCAGCACCGCCGCCGCCACCGCCGCCGCCGCGATGCCCATCGCCACCTCGTCCACCGTTTGCCGTGTTGCTCCCGCCGCCGCCAGTTCCGCCGAACCCTGGGCCATACCGCATCCCGAGCCAAACTGAACCAACGGCCGAAATGCCGTTCACGCCGTTGTTGGATCCTGCCGCACCGCCTGCCAACATGGTCGCGGTGCGAGCGAAGAACGGATTTGCTGGAAGAGATGAGTTGTTCGCTGGCGCGATGATGTTACCGCCAGCCGATTCGGTGTTTCCTGCGTTGACCTGTCCACCGCCAGTTCCAGAACCAGAAAGCCACCAGGTTGAATACTGCGTGTTTGATGCTGTACCACTCCCGCCGATGCGGAATGAACTACTTGCTCCGTCAAAATACGCGAGCGAGTTTCCTCCTGAGCTTCCGACGTTTGATCCACCTGCGCCACCAACTACCCAAATAAGCTGACCGCGCAACGATGGAACAAGAACCTGCGTATCTCCTCCCACGCCTCCGTTGTTTCCATTGCCGCCAGCAACCGTCGCTCCTGCTCCTGCCGTTCCGCCTGCGCCGATCGTGACCTGTAGGGATGTATATCCCATGTCCAAGAAGCCCCATGTTGCAAACGTAAGGACATTCAAAGAGCCGGTGGAACCTCCGCCGCCGCCATTGGTGTTTGTTGAAGTCGCGCGCAGTTGACCGCCACCGCCACCGCCGCCGCCGGCAACGGCCATGATCGTGAGCGCGACCGAAGAGCGTGGGATGACATAGCTGCCGCTGCTATCGAACTCGACGATGCTTTGCAGTAATAGGTCGTTCCTTGATGGGAATCCGAATAGACCTGCGTTCACAGCAGCCCCGATTCCACCATGATGTTGAACGTCTCTGCGTTGTTCGTCGACGCGCGCAGCATTGCCGCGCCGCCGCCTGGCAGGATCAGGCCTACCAGTTCACCGACTTCGGTTCTAAACGCCGCGATGGTCGTAGATGGCGTGACGGCCGGCACAAGCCGCTCGCAGATGAGCCGATTCGTAGTGCCGCTGTCAAGGCTGATGTAGAAGCGGATCACGCCGGCCGTGGTCGTTCCCGTCGCGTGAATCGTCACCCTGTTGATTCGCTCGCCAACGCCTGCGGCCGCGGTCGTCGACGGTCCAGTCGCCACCGTCACGATGGTTCCCGTGCCGTCTCGATTTGTGTTCGCTGTGCTGACCTGCGAGATGTCGATGGTCGGCTGTGCCGTGAACTGTGCTGTCGTTGCCATTAGATGATCCCCTGCAGATATGCCGAGATTATCGTGATCGGTGAATCACCGCCACCGCCGCCACCGCCAGCGCCGATCTCGACGACCGTTCCGTCGTCCTTCTTTGTGAATACCTTCCCATCGGCGGTGTTCACAGCCAGCTCGCCTGCCGAAAGCGAACCGCTCGACGGGGTCGCGCCCGTCGTGCTAGACCGCTTGTGCAGGATCGTGTTTGCCATCGCGTTGCCTTAGAAGGTTCCGCCGTCGATCGTGATCCCATCGAACGTCGTCAGGTTCGTGACGCTGCCTC